CGTCGTCTCCCCTCTCGTGGCGCACGGAACCGCCCGCCAAGGCCCGCTTGGTGGGCGTTTTCGTTTCCGGGGCCCGCGTCGGTCACGCGTGAGTCACGCCGCATGTCACGCGTGACGTCGGTCGTGACGCGCTCCGATTGTCACGGTTCGGTCATCCGTCGGTCATGGTTGAGTCATGGATTGGTCACGGAACGGCGCGTCAGCGATGACGAAACCGTGACTGTGCACACCGCGCGTGAGCGTGTCATCGCTCGAGTGCTGGCCGTCATCCGGTCGGCGGGGTCCCTCCGACCCAGCGGATTCCTCGCAGCTGCGTCACGGCGCTCCCGACCGGTCGGGAGGCAGACTCGCGGGTCCCGCACGCCCGTACCCCGCTGGGACCGCGAATAGCGGCACGCGGGTGCCCTGCTCGCCGCGTCTCGCCCTACGCATCGTCATGGGGGCGGCCTCGCGCCGAGAGGGAAGCCGGGACCCCTGGCGGTGGACCGCCACGGGACGATGGCCGTCAGGGCCGCCGACACAGGGAGAGGGATGCGAGTCAGAGCCGGGGAGCGACCGGCGACACGCGGCGTCGGACGACGCTCCTGGACGATGCCGCGGGCCGGGTCTCCATGGAGCTCGACGGCACGGCCGGGTCAGGGGCCTCGCCGGGCGGGCGGCGTGGTGTCTGGTCACGGTGGCCAGTGCAGATCGCCACGACGCGGATCGCTGGTCTGCGGATACGGCGCGTGCGCGCTTCGCTCGCCGCCTCGCGCGACCTCGCCTCGCGCCAGCCGTAGGGACCGCGACCGGGCAGCCGTGGCCGGCCAACCGTGCTTGGAGCAGGTCGCTTCGCGGCCAACGGGTCACTGGCCGAAGGGAAAACATGAGGCGTCTCGGACACTTCGGCGAAAGTTGGAAAAATCGACCGTCCGGGCCTTGCGTTTCTCGTCGCGACGAATAATAATCTCCTCAAGACGACGGGCACGGAGCCCGACGCGAGGAGAGACGACGATGCCGATGTACACCGTGACGATCGAAGGCCGCGACGTGACCCCCCGGACGCTGCGCGTGCGCGTGACCGAGGAGCAGGTCGAGGAGCGCATGCTCGGCGTGGACGAGTGGAAGCGCAGCGCCGTGGCCGAGAACATCGCGCGCGACCGTGCCTGCGTGCGCGTGTGGGGCCGGGGCTGTCGATGGGCGCACAGCGGTCAGGGTGTCGCGCACCGCGGCCAGGTGTGGGCGCCCGGTAAGACGGGTGGCGAGGACGCTCGCACGGGCGTGATCACGATGCGGGTCGAGTGACCCACCACGATCCTCCGCCCACGCGGAGATGCGCGCCCCGAGAGGATCGCGCCGGCTCGCTACCGGCAGGGCGCATCGCGGCACAGGGCCGCACGAAGGAGAGACGACGATGGCGACGGGATACCTCGAGATCGGACCGGCCGACGTGGCCGGCTACGTCCAGGGCACGCTGCGATCGGAGCGGACCGGCCGAGCGCTCGTGAGTCACGGGCAGCCGGCGCAGACGTGCCTCTACCCCACTGAGCACGGGATGGAGCACGCCGAGCGCCGGATCTACGAGACGGCGGTACTCTGGCACCGATGGCGCGTGACCCGCGTCGTCCTGAGGGGCGTGTGATGACCGACCGCATGCAGCGCGCGCAGGCCGCCTACGACGCGGCCGAGCCGGATGACACGGAGTGGGTCGAGTGCCCCGAGTGCGGCGGCTCGGGAGGCGTCTCGGCGTGCGACTCGGAGGGCGAGTTCCTCGGGGAGTGCCCACGGTGCGGAGGCACGGGCGAGGTGCGGCAGGAGGGCGAGTCATGACAACGTGCAAGGCATGCGGCGGCGAGTACGTGGCCGGAGAGCGATGCCCCGCCCGAGGCGACGAGGTGCACACGCGCGGCCGTGGGCGGCCCCAGGCGGGCGCGAGCGACCTCCGGGCCACCGAACTACGGGTCAGGCTCTCCCCGGCCGAGTGGGCCGACGTGGGGGAGCTTGCGCGCCTCACAGGGCAGACGGCGAGCACGGCGGTCCGGGCGGCCGTGACGCGGGCGCTGAGGGCTGCTCGAGCGAGGGCGGCGCGGGTGACGCCGGTCACGTGGGATGCGCTCGACAGAGTGCAGCCGACCGAGTAGAGTCGGGGGATGGAGCGGACGGCGCACCTGGACCCCGGCGACTGGCGGGCCGATCTCGTGGACGGGCATTCTCTGACGCGGGTGTCCGTGCGAGCGCGGTCCGTCGTCGTGCGTGAGGTCGCGCGCGATGGGCGGGTCACGCTCGTCTGGCGGTGCAGGTGGGATGCGGAGGGCGAGGAGTGAGCGAGAAGAACCACACCTCGCGCGCGCGCAAGTGGAACCGCTGGCAGGACCACGCGCAAGCCATCGCCGCGCACATCGAGGGAGGCTCACCGTTCGAGCCGGCGTGCGTGCTTGAGGGCGTGAGCTTCGAGGCCGTCCGAGACGCGCTCGCGCGTCAGGACCCCGACGCGGACTGCATCGCGCGCGCTCGTGCGTCGCTTGAGATCCAGCTGGCTCGCGAGGCTCGCGAGCACGCGCGCGCAGGAACTCCGCTCGCAAGCTCGGCCGGATGGATGCTCGAGCGCATCGCACCGAAGCGGTGGCACCTCCCGTCGAAGGTCGAGGTCTCCGGCCCCGAGGGCGGCCCCGTCGTGAGCGAGCAGAAGATCGCGACCGAGGCCGAGCTGATGGCGCGCCTTGAGGCGCTCCGCGCGAAGCTGGGTGCGCCGTGACGTGGATCATCCGATGCGCCGGATGCGGCGCCGAAACCGACCACCTGCGCACGCCGACAACCCCGGAAGGCTGGGGTCTTGACGAAGAGATCGGGCGCCACGTGTGCCCCGCCTGCAACGTGCGCGGCGCGGAGGAGAAGCTCCGCGCTCGCATGCGAGCGATGGAGGCCGAGCGCGACGCGATGCGCCACGAGCTCGCAGAGATGCGCGCCGAGTTCGAGCGCGAGCGGGTGCGCCGCGGGGCCGCCGAGGGCGCGCTCTACAAGGTCGTGCGCGAGCGCAGTTCGGACGGCAAGTGATCACGCTCCGCGACATGCGCGAGAGTGACCGGGCCTACGTGCTCTCCACGTGGGTCGAGAGCGAGGAAGAGCACACCGCGCTTCCGGGCGGTCGCGATCGCACGTTCGACGCGCTGCGGGCGAAGGCGGGGCGTCTGCTCGCGCGCTCGCGCGTGCTCGTCGCGGCGCCCGTGGACGATGCGATCACGGTGCTCGCGTGGCTGTGCGTCGATGCGCACGAGCCCGTCGTGCACTACGCCTACACGCGCCGCGCGGTGCGTCGCAGCGGCCTACAGCGCGACCTCGTGCGCGCGGCAGGCATCGAGGGCAAGATCAAAGCGTCATGCCGGGCACCGAAGCGCCCGGATCAGCGCGTGCACCACGATCCCGTGCTGGGGTGGATGCTCGCAGTCATGGAGCCACATGTCCGAGAAGACCGAGAAGCCGCAGCCACCGAAGCGCGAGATCAGTGAACCGATCTCCCGCGTGGAGTTCACCACGCCGATCCGCTTCCCCGACGAACATCGCTCGACGCTCACAGCGTGGACGCGCGAGATGCACATGGAGCGCGCCATCGCGGAGTTCGGGCCGGCCGGGTCCATCGTGCTCCGAGGCATCCGAGGCGCGACGGTGATCCCCGCGGGCACGTTGCGCGTGGTCGAGTGCTTCGTGGAGCCGAAGGCCGAATGACCTCCGCGCCGCGGTGGCTCGACGTGCCCGGTGCGGCCGAGCAGATAGATCGGCTGTGGGCTGCGCGGAGCGCCGAGCGGCTGTCGTGGCCCGGCTTCGCCCTCGCTTCGTCGGCCGTGGTCTGCCGGAGCGAGTCCGCGCTCGTCGCGCACCACGTCGGGCTCGGTGACTACGAGACGGCGGCGCGCGCGCTCACGTCGATGGAGATCGCGGGGGCGAAGATTGCTCGCGACCTCGCGCGGTGGATCTCGTCGTGACCGACCTCCGCGCGCTGGCCGACGAGGTGGAGGCGCTCGAGCGCGCTCTACGCGACGTGCGCCCGTGCGCGGTGCTCGACCGCGTGCCCTACTGCCCGCACGCGCCGACCGATCCGCAACGCAGGTTCTTGGAGCTCGACACGCGCGAAGCGTTCTACGGCGGTGCCGCGGGCGGCGGGAAGTCCGACGCGCTGCTGATGGCGGCGTTGCAGTTCGCCGACCGGCCGGGCTACTCGGCGCTCCTGCTGAGGCGGACGTTCCCCGACTTGCGGCAGCCTGGCGCCCTCATGGACCGCCTAGCGAAGTGGCTCGCGCCGACGGGCGCGACGTGGCGCGAGATCGATCGGCGCTGGACGTTCCCGTCGGGCGCGACGATCACGTTCGGGTACGCGGAGAGCCTTGCCGACATCGAACGCGCCTACCAGGGCGCCGAGTATCAGTTAGTGGGCATCGACGAGCTCGGCCAGTGGCGCGAGCCGGAGTACCTCTACCTGCTCTCGCGCGTGCGTCGGCGCGAAGGCTCTCGCGTCCCGCTCCGCATGCGCGCCGCTGGCAACCCTGGAGGCATCGGTCACGCGTGGGTCAAGCGCCGCTTCGTCGCGGCGCCGGACGCCTCGAGGCCGTTCGTGCCCGCGAAGCTCGACGACAACCCGCACCTTGATCGCGCGCAGTACGAGGGCAACCTCGCGCTCCTCGACTCGCGCACGCGCGCGCAGCTGCGCGAAGGGTCTTGGGAAGACGTTGTTGCGGGGCGCGTGTACTTCGGATTCAGCAGGTCTCGCAACGTGCGCTCCGGCCTCCCGAGCGTCGGTCGCGCGCGCTGGCACTACGTGTTGGCCGTCGATCTCGGCGCGAGCGAAGAGAAGCCAACGACGGCGTTCGTCGTGCTCGCGTGGGCGGACACCGCGCGCACGGTCTACGTGGTGCGCTCGTGGACGATGGCGAGCGGCTCGCCGCAGCGCACGAGCGACGAGATCGCGCGCACGCGCGACGTGTACCCGATCGAGCGCATCATCGTGGACGCTGGCGCCCTCGGCGCGGGCTATCTGCGCGACTTCCAGCGCAGATTCGGCGAGGCCGCTCGAGCAGCGGAGAAGCGGGACAAGGCCGGCGCGCGGCGACTGATCAACGGCGAGCTGGAGCGCGCGGCGCTCGTGCTGATCGAGGGTCAGCATCGCAGCGCCGAGACGGTCGACGGCGAGGAGCGCCACCTCGTGTGGGAGTTGGAGTCGCTGCGCTACGACTCCGACGGCCTCGACGCCGACCCGAGCTTTCCGGACCACCTCACGGACGCGCTTCTGTACGGGTGGCGTGAGTGCTACGCGTGGGCTGCTACGCTGCCGCCCGGCCCCCCGACGACCGACGAGCGCGCCGAACGTCTCGAGGCCGAGCTTGAAGAGGCCCGCATCCGTACGCTCTCCGCGTACGACGAAGACGAGGACTGGTGATCATGGAACCGCGAACTCCGTGGTGGGAAGAGCCGAAGAACAGTGATGCGGTCGCGTGTGAGATGACGCAGGTTGTCCGACAGATCCGCTCGCAGAGCTACCACCAGCGCCACGTGACGCGCGCGCTGTCGCACCGCTCGCTCTACGAGAACATGAGCGACACGCTCTCGACGCAGACAGCAGCGGTCGACGCGGCGATCCTCGATCGCGCCGTCGCGACGCTGGCGCAGCCGAGGTTGACGTTCAACGTGCTCCGCAGCGTCGTCGACACCGCGCAAGCTCTTGTCGGCGCTCGGCAGCGGCCGAAACCGACCTTCCTCACGAGCGGCGCGCGCTTCTCGGAGCGAGACCGCACGTTGCGCGCGAACCGGCTCCTCGAGGCCGTGTTTCGCGACGGTCGCGCGAACGAGGCGGCGCTCCGCGCGTTCCGCGATGCGTGCATCGACGAGTGTGGCTTCGTGCACGTCTACTCGCACGAGGGCCGCGTGCACTTCGAGCGTGTCGACGCGCTCTCGATCGTCGTGTCGGCCATCGAGGGCCGCAACGAGAAGCCCCGCACGATGTACCGCGCCGACATCGTCGATCGCGGCGTGCTGATGAAGCGGTTTGAGATCAGCCCGCGCAGCAAGCTCGGTCGCATGATCCTCGAGGCCAAGCCCATCTCGTGGGAGCCCGGCGATCCGCCAGAGCTCCGCGAAGAGGGCGCGAGCGCGGCCGACGTGATCCGCGTGTATGAGGCGTGGCGCCTGCCGTCGTGCTCGAGCGACGACGAGGACGACGTGATGCGCTACGCAGGGCGCCACGTGCTCTGCACCGAAGACGCGGTGATCTGTGATGAGCCGTGGACGCGCGACCGCTTCCCGATCGCCGTGTTTCGCTGGGCCTCGCGCACGCAAGGCTTCTGGGGCTACTCGCTCGCCGAAGAGGTCGCCGCGCTCCAGGGCGAGATCACCTACACGCTCCAGCGCATCCGCCGCGCGCTCAACCGCGTCGCGGTGCCGCGCGTGTTCGTCGAGAAGGGCAGCAACCCAAGCGCGATCAAGATGGACAGGACCATCGGCCAGATCATCGAGTACAGCGGCACGCAGCCGCCCGTGGTCGACGTGCCAACGGCAGTGGGCCCGGAGTGGTTCAACTTCTTCGGCCAGCTGGTGCAGCAGTCCTACGACCTGCCCGGCGTCTCGCGCATGTCGGCCACGTCGCAGAAGCCCGCGGGCCTATCGAGCGGCGAGGCGCTGCGCGAGTACAACGATCTGGCCGCGGACCGCGCCATGAGCGTCTCGCGCGCGTTCGAAGCGTTCCACGTCGAGCTCGCGCATCTGACGGTCGACGCGCTCGCAGATGACGACGACGCAGCGAAGCGAGAGCACATCGTCGAGGAGTCGCGCACGAGCACGTCAGGCGTCGCGTGGCGAGACGTCCAGCTCGACCGCGACCGCTACATCATCGCGGCGCACCCGACGTCGATGCTCGCGCGCGACTTCGCAGCGCGGAAGCAGCAGGTCGCGGAGATGGTGGAGGCTGGCTTGATCGAGCGTGATCAGGCGCGTCGACTGCTCGAGCTTCCCGACATCGACCGCGAGCTCGATCTCGTGTCCGCGGGGCGCACCGTGGTCGAGAAGGAGATCGACGAGATGATGCGCGAGGGCGTCTACATCGCGCCGGACCCGTTCCACGATCTCGCGTACGCCGTGCGCCTCGCCGCGCAGACGGTCGCGCTCGAGACGCGACTCGGCACCGACCCCGACTCGCCGGGGATGGAGTGCGTGCGGCAGTACGGCGAGGCCGCGCGAGAGATGCTCGCCGCGTCGATGCCGAAGCCCGAGGCCGCGCCCGCGCCGATGGCGCCACCGGGCGCACCACCCGAGATGATGTCCCCTGACGCGATGCCCGCGGGCCAGGGTGCAGGAGGAATGATCCAGTGAGCGAAGCAACCACGACCACCACGACGGCCACGTCGGCGACCGATGCGCCCGCGCCGAGCGCGATGGACAGAGCGATCGAGGCGCTCACCACGCCGGCCGCGCCGGCACCCGCAGCGCCACCAGCACCGCCCGCGCAGCCGCCGCCCGAGGCGCCCAAGGAAGCGCCGAAGCCGGCCACGCCGCCCGCGCAGGCGCAGCCGGACCCAGAGGCCATCGCGAAGCTGCAGGCCCGCGCGCACGCCGACGCGGCTGCGAAGCTCGAGCGCGACCGCGCAGCCCTCGAGGAGCGCGCCCGCGCTCTCGCGGCGCAGGAGAAAACCACGGTCGAGGCGCAGCGGCTCGCGCGGCTCGCGAAGGACGACCCGCACGCGTTCTTGCGCGAGACGGGGCGCGACCCCATCGCCTTCGCGAAGCAGCTGGCCGAGCGTGACAGGCTCTCCGAGGTCGCTCGCGCCGAGCTCAACGGCACAGCGAAAGAGGTCGAGGCGCTCAAGGCGCAGCTTGCCGAGCTTCGCACGCAGCAGGAGCGCGCCACGGTTGACGCGCAGAAGGGAGCGCGAGCACAGAGCCTCGCGGAGCTCCGCGCGATCGCGACGACGAAGCACCCGGCCGCGGCGCACTTCCTCTCAGCGCAGCCCGACGATCCGTACATCGACACGATCGCCGACGAGATCCGCGCCGAGCGCGGCTACGTGACGCTCGACGCGGTCGCGGAGCGCCTGGACTTGCGCGTGCGCGAGCAGGCCCGTACCATCCTCGAATCCGAGTGGGGCCGCATGCTGGCGGCCGAGGTGGCCAAGCCGACCGCCGCCACTCCGCAGCAGGCACCGACCGGCCAGGCACCACGCGGCGCGCGAGCGCCGCACACCCTGACCCGATCGGTGGCGGACGACAGAGTCACGCCACCAAGCGACTCGTCGCAGAGCCGGTTCGAGCGCGCCCTCGAGAGGATGATGGGCGGCGGCCGGTGACGTGAACGGGTCGCGAGGAGCGATCCATGACTGTCGATCTGACGGCGTTCAACTACGCCTTGCAGGAGATGTACCCCGACATCGTCGGGCGTACGAACGAACTGGACACCCCGTTCTTGTCGATGATCGGCAAGCGCACGGACTTCACGGGCAAAAGCTTGAACTATCCGACCGTCTACGCGAACAACGCGGGGCGCGCGGGCACTCTCACCGCGGCGCAGACGGCGAGCAACGGCAGCCGTGGCGTTCAGTGGGCGATCACGGCCGTGAAGGACTACGGCGTCATCCGCATCGACGGCGAGACGCTGCGCGCCTCGGGCGGCGCTGGCTCGATGTCGCGCGGCGAGGCAGCGGCGTTCCTCTCGGCGCGAAGCGAGGAGATGCTCAGCACCGTCAAGGCGCTGAACGAGAGCATCGCGTTCCAGCTCTTCCGCACGGGCACCGGCATCCGCGGCGTGCGCTCGAGCGCGGCGGGCAACGTGATCACGTTGACGAACGCCAACGACGGGATCTTCTTCGACGTCGGCATGGTGATCGGCGCGGCGACCTCGGCGGACCCTCCCGTCGCGCGCACCGGCACCGCGACGATCACGGCCGTGTCGCGCGGTCCATCCACCTCGACGATCACCGTCGACAACATCGCGACCCTCATCTCGTTTGCCGACGGTGACGGCATCTACGTGAGCGGTGACCTGAACACGCGCATGAAGGGCCTCGGCGCGTGGGTGCCCTCGAGCGCGCCCGGCGCAACGGCGTTCTTCGGCGTCGATCGCTCGGTCGACACCTCGCGTCTCGGCGGCCTGCGCTACACGGGCACGGAGCCGCTGATCGAGCGCCTCGTGCGTGCGGAGGCGTTCGCTCGCGTCCAGGGCGCCAAGCTCGACATCTTCGTGATGCACCCGACCCAGCTGGCGCTGATCAAGAACATCCTCGCGGACAAGATCCGCTTCGTGGACACGAAGAGCGCGTCCGGGCGCTCGTCGTTCCGCATGGTCGAGATCGACACGGACAACGGCGTCTGCAAGCTCATGGCGGATCCGTTCTGTCCGAGCACCATCGCCTACGGCGTACAGCTGGACACCTGGAAGCTCGTGAGCCGCGGCGAGTGCCCCGGCCCGCTCAACCACCTCGGGGACAGCGGCTCGTTCTTCACGATGACGAGCGAGGACTCGATCGAGGGTCGCCTCGGCTACTACGCCAACGTCGCGTGCTCGGCGCCCGGCTACAACGTCTACCTCTCGCTCACGTGATCGCTGATCACGAACAGGAGGTGCGACGATGAAGCACGGAACCACCATGAACCTTGGAGGCGGCGCGAAGGTGCTCGCCTTCACGATCACCACGGACGGCAGCGGCGATCCAACGGCGACGGTCTACGGACCGAGCATCGGCGGGGCCGTCACGGTCGCGAGGACTGGCACCGGGATCTACGCGTTCACCTGGGACGTGCCGACCTACGGCGCGAACGGCCTCGCGTACTGGAACGTCAACGTCAACCTCGGCTCGGGCGACTGGACCACGCGCGGCAGCGTGAACCGATCGACGGGCGTGCTCACGGTGACGATGGTTTCCGGAGGCTCGGCCACGAACGTCGTCTCGGGCGAGCTCACGGTGATGCTCTGCATGTGCCCGATCGGCTACTGACGTGAGTGGCCCTTCGGGGCCCCGCGTCGTCGCAGCGATGCGCGATGGTCGCGCGCGCGGCTCATACCCGCGAGGTCGACGGTTCGATTCCGTCCGCTGCTATGAGGTGCTTCGATGGCCTTCTCCGTGACGCTCTCGACGCTCACGTCTCGCGTCCGCACGCTCTCCGACACCGTGTACGCGCCGACGCCCACGGACGCGACGATCGAGGGCATGCTCAACAAGGCGCTGCGCGACCTCTACGCGAAGCTCTGCGAGGGCGCGGGCGAGTTCCTCTCCGAGAACGTCTCCCTCATCACGTCGGCGGGCGTGTCGGTCTACACGTTGCCGTCCGACTTCTGGCAGCTGCGCGGCGTGACGTGGGAGCGCGATGTGCAGTTCCACGCGCCGCTCTACCGCTTCGAGTCGCGCGACCGCGCGAGGCTCGCGGGGCGACAGTGGGGATCGTGGGCGAAGTACCGGCTCGCTGACGTCGCGCTTGGCGGGGCGCCGTCGATCGAGCTTCTTCCCGCGCCCGACAGCACGTACACGATCCGCGTGGACTACATCCCCGACCCGCCGACGATCTCGAGCACGATCCCGCTGACGTGCGCGCCCGGCATGGACGACTACATCGTGCTGGACGCAGTGTGCGCGATCCTCGCAGCCGAGGAGACCGACGCCAGCGTGTGGGAGGCCAAGCGCGCCGAGGCGCTGCGCACGTGCATGCTCTCCGTGTCGCTGCGCGACGAGAATCGCAACGCGACGATCTCCGACGGTGACGCCGACGAGATCGGCTCGTGGGTGACGTGGTGAGCGGCGTTGGACGCTACACGCTCGAGGTGAGCGGTCGACCTGAGTTCGAAGGCCTCGAGGGCGCCGTGCAACGTCTGCTCGATCAGGTGCACACTGACGCGCGCACGAACGAAGCGGCGGCCTCCGACGCGTCGGCGTTCGGCGGCTCGGGATCCGTGTGGGCATCGCCGACGCCGACGACGACGCAGGACGCGATCACGCGCCTCGCGGCAGCCGTGAGCGGTCTTCTCGGAGGGCCGATCCCGTGACGCTCGAGCGACAGATCGTGAGCGTGCCGATCGGCGTCTCCATGAGCGAGGCCGAGGCGGCGCCGTACGTCCAAGGCAACACGCTCTCGACGAACGTCCGCTTCGACAAGCGCGGGCGCGCATCGAAGCGGCGCCCAGCGTCCGAGATCGCGCAGGCCACGGAGATCGGCCTCGCAAACAACGTCCTCGACGTGTCCGGGATGCTGCACATGAACGGGCCAGGCGGCTCGATGCGCTTCGATCCGCAGGAGACGACGTTTGCGCGGCAGAACACCACCGAGCCGCGCACGAGCTCGGAGAAGATCACGCCGATCGTGCGCGGGCGCCTCATCACGGCGAACTCTTCTATCGCGGTCGTGCAGAACATCGCGTGCGTCGTGTGGACCGACATGGACGAGCCGATGATGCTCGACCGCACCGGGGACAACTTCGACGCCACCAAGGCGCAGGTCTGGTGCGCGTTCTACGACGTGTCCGGCGATCGGATCCGCGTACTCTCGGGCCCCGCGCCGCTCACCGGCTACGTGCGAAGCGCGCACGTCGTCGGCCTCGAGACGGGCAACGCTGGGCGCTGTTTCATCGTGATCGGCGAGACGTCGCGCACGGCGATGCGATGGGACCTCTACCAGCTGGCGGACGGGGACTACACCTTCACGGGCGGCGCCGCGTTCGCCACGGGCCGCATCTTAGACGACACGCCTTACGACGTGTGCGGGACGCCCAACCACGCGGGGTACAGCGGCACCTTCCGCGCTTACGCCGTGTGGCGCACGGCGGCGGGGACGCAGCTGTACTCGGTCGCCGCGGACGGCACCGTCACGGGCTACACGGTCACGACAGCGGGCCGCGACCGCGGGCTCGCGTGCTACCTCGAGCCCGTCTCCAACACGCTGTACATCGCGCAGCTGGACGGCGTCGTGTGGGGCATGGCGCCGAGCCTCTCCGGTGCCACGTCGGGCTACTCGACGACGGTTACGCTTCCGACGCCCGATCTCACGGTGCTCCGCGTCGCGCTCGGCTCGGCCGACGGGAGCGGCGGCGTGCTCGCAGCGTTCTCGGGCCGCTACCTCTTCGGCTACGACGGCACCGCGACGCCAACGATCTGGGGCACCGTCACGGCAGCGATCCGCACGAGCACGGAAACGTCGTTCGTGCCCAACGTCGCCGTGATCGGAAAGCCGATCTTCTACGGCTCGGCGGGCCAGGACTACCGCGCGATCTTGCCCGTGCAGGGCTTCGCATCGAGGCGCGGCTTCCTGCTCTCGTTCGATGACATCTCCGACTCGCTCGCGACGACGTGGACCGCCGCGCCGCACGCGGCGTTTAGTGATGCGTTGTGGTGCGAGTCGAACACGTTGAACGGCTCGGACGATCCGCTGAACGGGCCGATCTCCAACTGGACGATCCCGCTCGTCGCCGACTCGGACGGCGACCTTCACTTCGCGTACCCCGTCGTCACGTCGATCGACATCAACAATCCGGACGGCCCGGCGCAGCAGATCACGGGGCTACAGCTGGACCACGCGCGCATCCGCACCGCGCAGCATGCGCCGTGTCGCGCGACGAAGGCGTCCGACCTCACGATCTGGGCGAGCGGATCGGGCGCCGTGTGCGCAGACACGCAGCTGACGACCGAGCTCACGCCGCAGCGCCCCGATCGCCCGTGGAACACTGGCAAGGCAGGCGATGCGATCTCGGCCATCGTCAACACGAACAACACGCTGACCTTCTACCTCAGCGTGATCTGGGGATGGGTCGACATGCAGGGGCGCGAGCATCGCAGCGCCGAGAGCGAGCAGCTCGGCACGATCCTCACGGGCGGAATCGGCGTGAACAGCGGGCTGACTTGGGTGCCGTTCCTCTTCGCGTGCCCGATCCCGATGCCGCTCGCGCTCTACGGCTCCGAGGTGCGCTCGTACTACATCGATGTGATCCAGTCGCAGGGCGACGACGCGAGCGATCGACGCGTGGTGGCTCGCATCTGGAACCCCGACATCGACAACGACTTCCCCGACTCGGTCGTGTTCCAGATGCCGCAGGCTGCCACGACGAGTGCGCTCTACCCGCGATCGATCGCGTACTTCGTGCGCGACTTCACCGCGACCACCGTCGCGTACCCGGAGCCGTACACGGTCGATGAGCTCGAGGCCGTCGCGCCTGGCGGGCTCGTGGACATCGTGAGCACTCAACAGCGGCTGTGGGCGCTCTCGAGCGAAGCGCGCTTCTCTGTGCTCTGCACCAAGCCGATCACGGCGAGCGTCGCGCCCGAGTTCGCCGACGAACTCTCGATCGACGTGCCGCAGGAGGGCGGCGACTGTGTCGGCCTCGCGGCGCTCGACGACAAGATCGTCGTCTTCAAGCAGACGCGGATCTACATCATCGTGGGCGACCCCGGCGACGCAGCGGGCAACCGCTCGAGCATCCAACGCCCGCGCTTGCTCTCGTCCGACGTCGGCGCGACGAACGCGGCAGGCATCGTCGAGGGGCCTTTCGGCGTCGCGTTCCAGTCGCTGCGCGGGCCGATGCTGCTGACGCGCGGCCTCGAGCTTCGGCCCATCGGCGAGAAGGTCAAGGATCTGTCCACGGGCTACCACGCCGTGGGCTCGCTCGTGCCCGGTGAGCAGGAGGTTCGGTGGTACCTCTACGCCGACGCCGACGGCGAGCGATGGGCGACGACGAGCACGGCCGTCGTGTGGCAGTACGAGCGCGACGAGTTCGCGTCGTGGACCGACACGCTCGCATCCGCCGAGGTCGTGAGCGGCGAGACGATCTCGCAGGCCGTCGCCCCGTTCTCGCTCTACCAGGAGACGATCGCGCCCGACTGGACCACGGCCGGGTACAACAACGGGATCACGACGCCTTGGCTCTCGCTCGGGCAGGTCGAGGGGTACGTGCGCGTCTGGCGCGCGACGCTCATGGGCTACTGGTTCAGCGGTCACGTCAACGTGTTCGTCTGCTACGACTACGACGACGCGATCGCCGAGACGCACACCTTCCTCGAGAGCGTGTGCTCGACGCTCGACGCGGCGAATGGACGGATCGAGCTCAGCATCCGCCCCAACCGCCAGAAGTGCAGCGCGATCCGGCTCCAGATCCAAGGCCAGGCGGTGCCCGGACAAGACCCGCCGTACCCCACGGTGGGCGAAGGCCTCGCGCTCGTGAGCGTGGACCTTGAGATCGGCGTGAAGAGCGGCACGGCGCGGCGTAGACTCGCCGCGGAGGCGAAGCGATGACCCAGGACTTCCGCTACTACAACCCGGCCGCGGCCATCGGCACCTCCGGACAGGACGCGCAGCGGTACGGCGCGTACCAGAACGTCGCGAACGCGGCGCGCGATCAGCAACGGCAGGGCCTCGGCTCCGCGCGTCGCGACATGGCGCAGCAGATCGCGGGCATGACGAGCCAGGGCGCCAACCCCTTCGGCGCCGCGCGCGCCGCGGGCCGCGCGTACGAGCAGCAGGCCGGCCAGATCCGAGCGCAGGCGTCACAGCAGATGGCCGACGCGGCCGCGATGGAGGCGCAGCGCCGCGAGCAGGAGATGCTGCGCAAGCAACAGGAGGCGCGGCAGCTGATCGGCGGCGGCCTCTCGACGGCCGGCGCGGTGCTCGGGACGGTCATCGGAGGGCCGCTCGGCGCATCGGCGGGCGGCGGCGTCGGCGGCGCGCTGGGCGGGGCCCTGGGAGGCGGCGCGACGATGGGCGTCGCGAGCACTCCGACGCCTGGATCTGAAATCGGCGGCGTCGCTGGGTCCATGTCGCAAGCTCAGATCAGCGACGACGACAAGCGATACTCGGCCCTCGGCGCAGACGACTTCGGTATCGTTCGGCGCAAGCGGATGCAGGGAATCGACGTGAACGGACCGCGAACGCCGCAGCAGAATCCGTTGACCCGCCATGGGGCGTATCTCGGTTCGCACGCTCGCACGTTCGGCTACGCGCAGCTTCCACCGGAGGCGTACCGCACGCCGCAGGGGCCGAGCGGCCCCGCTCCGGCGCTCGGCGCGCTCGGGCAGATGATGCCGTTCAGCTGGTTCGGGGGCCGCTGACATGCCGCCCCCGATCCGCTTCCCGACGCGGCTGGCCGAGCCGACGCCGCAGAGCGTCGCGGCGTTCGCCCCCGACCCGACGACGTACGCGCAGCCGGCGCCCGGCATCTCGCAGCCGATCCCGTCCGAGCCGCTGGGCTTCGACGTGACCAGCCCGCTCGCGATGGACATCGGCGGCAACGCGCCGCCAGCGCTCGATCCCGCGCGCACGCCTGCGTTCCTCCGAGGCCCGCTCTCGCTCGTGCCGCGCGCGCCCGCAGCGCCAGCGGGGGCCCCTGGCAGCTACGCCGACGAGCCGATGCTCGCCCACGGCGACACGGGCGGGCAGATGGTGAGACCTGACCCGTTCGCGATCCCGGAGATGCCATCGGGCCTCGTGGATCCGACGTTCACGCCGGCCGCGCCGCAGTACGGCGCCACGCTGCGCGAGCACGCACGCGCCGCGACCGCGCGCCCTCGGCTGCTCGGCGGCCGCTCGCTCGCCACGCCCACGACACCGCAGGCGCCGGAACCCAACTTCATCGATCAGATGATCGCGCGACCGGGCCCGATCTGGCAGGAGCCGCAGGAGACCGCGTACGACCGCGAGCGCCGCGCCATCGGCGAGGCCGTGGGCCTCGAGGTGCAGGGCCAGGAGATGCTCGCGCGGCAGGCCATGGAGCGCGCCGACGCCGAAGAGGCATACCGTGCGCAGCAGGCCGCGCACGAGAACGATCGCCGTCAGGTCGAGGGCGAGGCTCGCGCGTCGATCGTGCGCGCCGCGGACCGCCTCGCGCAGATGCGCGTGGACCCCGGCCGCTACTACCGCAACGCGGGCGTCGTCGGCATGCTCGGCAACGCGATCGCGGTCGGCCTCGGCGCGATGGGTGAGGCGCTCGGGGGCGGGCCGAACGTGGCCCTGCAGCAGATCAACGCGGCGATCGATCGCGACATCGCATCGCAGGAGCAGGACATCGCGACGGCGAGCGAGGACGTCTCGAACCGACGCGGCATCCTCGGCGACGTGCAACGCGAGATGACCACGCGACAGGGCGCGATCGAGGCCACGCGCGCGATCATGTTCCGCGAACTCGCGGCGCAGGCCGAAGCGCAGGCCGCGGCCCAGGGAAGCGCCGAAGCGCAGGCGGCCGGGCGTCGTCTGCGCGATGCTCTGCTCACGCAGCAGGAGCAGGCCCAGGCCGCGGCCGAGCGCGCGGAGATCGAGGGCATGCTCGAGCTCCGGCAGACCGTCGCGCGCATCCGGCGCGACGAGGCGCGCGCGGCGCAAGAAGAGATCCGCGCAGGTCGCATGGCCGCGGCGGGCATGGGCGGCGGCGCCGCGCGGCAGGAGACCGCCACGTCCGCGCAGTGGGCAGCGTTCCGCGATGGCATGGCGAATGGACTGCCACGCGACCTCGCTGCGCAGTCGGCCGGCATCCCAGAGCACCTTTGGCCGTCGCTCACCGGCTCGCCCGTCACGACCGAGCAGCGCAGCGCGCTCGACGCGATGGACGCAGGCCTTCGCATCATCGAGCAGGGCATCGAGGAGAGCCGCGTGTCGGGAGACATCGAGGGCGTTGGACTGCTGGACAGCAACCTCCCGGCCTTCCTCCAGAGCGATCAGGGCCTGCGCATGCGGATCGCGATCAGCAACATGATCGACTTGCTCGGCCGGCTCCGATCCGGCGCGGCGATCTCCGAGGACGAAGAGCGTCGGTTCAGCCGGCTGATCGAGGGCGGCGGCACGGAGCGCGAGTTGAGGGCCGGCATCGCGCAGATCCGCACGGAGCTCGCCGCGCGCCTCGGACTCGGCGGTCGCCGGCAGTCGGGCGCTGGCGCCGCGGATGAGGCGCTCGCCGCGACGGGCGTGCGGCAGGTGGAGTAGTGCAGGACTTCGCCGCACCCGCGACGAGCACGACGGCGCCGCCCGCCACGGCGCCGCTGCGCGTCGTTGCGCGTGACGGCCGGGTGTTCGAGGCCGACGAGCAGCAGGCCGCGCAGTTGCTCTCGCAGCGCGATCCGGGCACGGGCGCTGCGCTCTTCACGCTCGACACGCCCGAGGCGGCAGCGCAGCGCGAGCGACTGCGCACGTACGGCGGCGTGGGCGGACAGATCGCGGCGGGCGCAGCTGGCGTCGCGCGCGGCGGCACGATGGGCCTCTCGGATCTTGCGGCCGAGGGCGTCGATGCTCTCGCGGGGACCGACATCACGGCCGACCTCCAGGCGCTGCGCGAGGTCAACCCGAACGCCACGATGGTCGGCGAGCTCGGCGGCGCGCTCGCCCCGCTCTTCCTCTCGGGCGGCGGCTCCGCGGCGGCGCGCGTCGGCGCGGAGGGCCTCGCGCTCGCGGGCGAGTCACGGGCGGGCTCGAGCATCCTCGGGACGCTGCTGAGGGCCGGCACGGCGCCCGCGCGCGGCGTCGAGGGCCTGGCAACGCTCGCGGAGGGCGGCGTGCTCCGCGCGCTTGGCACGGAGGCAAGCGAGAGCCTGCTCGCGCGCGCGCTGGGGCGTGCGGCCTCGACGGGCGCGGGCGGCGCGATCGAGGGCGCGGCCATGGGGCTGCAGCAGTCGATCACAGATCAGGCGCTCCTCGACGAGCCGCTGACGGCGCAGCAGCTGCTCGCAAACATCGGGGTCAACGCTCTCCTCGGCGGCGCGGCGGGCGGCGTGCTCGGCGGCGGCCTCTCGGTCGCTGGTAGCGGCATGCGCGGCGCGCGCGACGTCGTGGGCCGGGCGTTCCGTGAGGCTACGGGCCTCGACCTTCGGCGCGGCGTCGCAGACGCGTGGGGCGCCGTGGCGCGCGGCGTGGGCGAGGGATCATCGTTCGCGACGGGCGCAGAGTCGCGCGTCGTGCGTGAGGCGCTCGGGCCGGACGGTGCCGAGGTGCGCGCGCTGCTCGCTCGCGGCGATGACGTCTACGAGGAGGCGACGCGCGAGCTCATGCCGATGCTTGACGAGGTGGAGCGAGGGTACCGCCACGCGGCCGACTCGTGGTCGAGCGGCATGAAGCCGCAGCAGATCCGGCGCATCATCTCGAGCGAGAACCTCAACGCGCAGATCGACGCGTCAACACGGCTCGTGGAGAGCGCGCGGCGCATGGCGCAAGACGTGATCTCGGAGACCACGAGCGGCGCCACGTTCGAGGCGGCTGGAGTCGGCGCGCGGGCTCGCGATCTGCTCAAGAACGTCCAGGCCGCGCAGGACATACTCGCTCGCACACCGATGCGCGCGGACGCGCTCGACGTGTCCACGGACTTGTTCAGCGCGCTCGACAACCTCAAGCGCGGGATGGGCAACATCCAGCGGCGCGTTGAGGCCGTCGATCGTGGCTCGTCGTTCCTCGCGCGTCTTCGCGGCGAAGAGGGCTACGAGGGGATCCGTCGCACGCTCGAGGATGAATCGCTGTGGGGCGCGGGCGCCGCGGGCGCGCAGCGCGAGGTCAACGCCGCTTACACGCGGTTTCTTGAGCAGCGGCGTCGGTACGTGCGCGACTTCCTCGGGCACGGAGAGCGCGACGTCGTCGATCCGTTTCGCGAGCTTCCGCAGACCGACTCGGCGCACATCGACTCGTTCGTGCGCTCGACGGGCGCCGCGAGGAACGACACGCGTGCGCAGGTCTACCGTCAGACGCTCGAGGCACAGGCTGACCTCATGGGCACGATGCGGCGGCACCTCGACCTCGGCGCGGCGGACGCTGGCGCGAAGGAGGCGGCGACGCAGGCACGTCGCGCGCTCGACTCGTTCGACGCCCTCGAGGAGCGCGTCGCGCGCGTGAACCAGCTTCGGGCGCTCGAGCAAGGGACGGGCGTCGAGCGCGCTCTCGTCGCGCAGGGCGCGGGCTACGTGCTCGGGGGCCCGCTCGGCGCGGCGCTCGCAACCGCGCTTGCCTCTCCGACCGTACTTGCTCGCGGCATCGGCGCGATCGAGCGCGCGGCGGCGCGCGTGACAACGCGCATCGACCGCGGGGCGTCCTCGTTCGTGACGCGTGCTCTCAAGGCCGCACGGCGCGGAGCATCGAGGGCGCAGCGCGTCGCGAGCGTGTCGGGCCGGCGCCTCGTCGTGCGCGGCAGCGTCGCCGACTTCGAGGAAGAGGTGCAGCGCGTGATCGACGCGGCAGCACGGCCCGAAGAGACGCAACGGCGCATCGAGGAATCGACCGCGGAGATCGGACGCGTCGCGCCAGGCGTGCAGGCGCAGCTGCAGCAGCAGGCCACGGCGTCGATCGCGTTCCTCGCGGCGCGCGTCCCGCCGAACGCGCGCCCCGTGGATCCGCTCTTCCCCGGACTCACGCGGCGGCGCGACGCGTCGAACCCGGAGCGCGCGCGCTTCCTTCGCTTCGCGCGCGCGGTCAACGATCCGTTGTCCGTCATCGACGATCTCGAGGCCGGCGCGATGCCCGTCGAGAGCGTCGAGGTTCTGCGCGAACTCTTCCCGCTGCTTCACCGGCAGCTCGGCAACGCGCTCGTCGCGGAGATCACGCGCCGCATGCGCTCGGGCGATGACATCCCGTTCACGTTCCGGCGCGACCTCGGCTCGCTGCTCGGCGCGGCGACCGACCCGATTTTCCGGCCGGATGCGATTCGCGCCTACCAGGCCGGCGCGCTAGCATCGGCGCAGCAGGCCGAGGCCATGGAGGCGCGGCAGTTCGCACCGACGCAGGACGGCGATCTCTCGGCGCTCTCGAGGAGCGTAGACAACGCGATGACGGCCACCGCTCGCCGTGAGCAGCGGCGAGGAGGATAGAACCATGGGCGCGATCCGAGCGGCGACGAAGAACCTCAAGACCTCGATCGGCGGCGCGGGCTGCGGCGGCATCGGCACGGTGCAGCAAGCGGGCGTAACGACGGCCGGCGTCGCGTTCAACCTCACCGCGTGGGCGGGCCGCGAGGTCATCATCCGCGTCAACATCGAAGTGCCCTACCGATGGGCCGTGTCGGGTTCGGTCACGAGCATCGACACGACGACGACATCGGCAACGGCGGGATCACCTGTCGCGACGGGAGGCGGATGGCTCTTCCCCAGTATGCCGAACTTCCGCGACGTGCCATTCTGCGACGAGCCGGCGAACAGCGAAGGCGTGTTCCTGATCGTCGATCCGACGGGTGGCACAGTGGACGTCTACATCGAGCTCGTGGGCTGATCGATGCAGCGCCGAGCACCAGAGCGCCGCGCCGCGATGATGGGCGGAGGACTGCTGACACCGCTCGACGTCTTTGGGCGATCGCTGATCTTCTGGCTTCCGTGGACCGCGCGCACGATGGGCTCGGGCTCCCAGGTCGCATCCATCATCGATCGATCGCTGAACGGCAACACGGTCACGCAGGTGACCGCGCTGCAGCGGCCACTGCTCGCCAACGGGATCCACTTCGACGGCACCGACGACAACCTCTTCGCGTCGTCGAACGCGAGCCTCAACAGCGGCGGCGTACTCGTCGTCGCGCTTCACGCGAGGCCGCACGTCACCACGAGCAACCGCGTTCCGATCTGTCGCTCGCAGAGCACCTCGGGCTCGTGGTCGCTGCAGACGAACACGACCAGTCTCCGCTTCCACGTCGGCACGCCCGGAACCAACTTCGGCGAGGTCTCGGGCGCGCTCGTCGTGAACAGCGAGCGCACCTACGTCTGGGCGTTCGACGGCGGCGGCGCGACGAACGCGGATCGGCTCAAGTGCTGGATCAACGGCACCGCGCAGACCGTGAACTTCACCGGCACGATCCCCGCGACGATCCCCACGTCGAGCAACACGCTCTCTATGGGGAGCTTCTCGGGGCCGTCGGGCCAGTACTGGGACGGAACGATCAAGTGCGCGCTCGCCGCCAACTCAACACTCTCTGACGCGCAGCGCGCCGCGATCGAGCGCTACTTCGGGTCTCTGTGATGGACACGCTTCTACCCGTACTCATCACGGCCGGCCTCGGCGCCGCCGTCGTCGGAACGATCCACGCGATCGCCCACGCGATCCGCGTGCGCTCCGATGCCGTCAGCACCGCGGCAGCGGTGGAGCTCCAGCGCGAGAACACCGATCACGCTCTCGTGGTGGCGCTCGTGGCGCGCGTCGAGGCGGCCGAGGCACGCGCGGCAGCAAGCGAGGCCCGCGCGTCGTCGCTCGAGGCGCGCGTGCACGTGCTCGAGGAAGAACGCGAGGCGACGCGGCGCGAGCTCGAGGAGTGCGAGCGTCGGTCGGATGCGATGCGGATCGAGATCCGCGACCTGTACCAGATCATCCAGAGCGTCACTCCGACGCAGGAGCGCAAGCGATGAAGATCGGCAAGATGGAGATCCAGCCCCTCACCCTCGGCGCGCTGATCGTGCTCGTGCTCGGCGGCGTGTTCGTGTGGTTCACCTCGAGCGAGCCGCACCGCGAGGAGATCCTTGCGGTCATGTTGCCCGTCGTCGCGACCATCCTCGCGAGCATGCCCGCGATGGTGAAGAAGGCCGCGCCGGTCCTGCTCGCGTGTGTCCTCGCGCCCGCGGTCGTCGGATGCGGTGGCTCGACGGCGGCCGGGATCGCTGGCGTGATCAGCGTCGCGAAGCCGGTCGCGGTCGGCATCTGCGAGGCTGCGCGCTTCACGACGAGCGTGTGCGAGCGACACGGCGCGTACAGCGAGAGCAGCGGCGGCGAGACGCCCGCGCGGGAGTGAGCGGTGCAGACGCTCAGATTCAAAAGGGGCGACACGTGGACGGTCACCGCTGACGCGTCGAGCGGCGGCGTGCCCGTCGATCTGTCGTCGGTCACCATCACGTCGCAGATCCGTGAGACGCCGGATGGATCCGTGATCGCGACGTGGACGATCACGGAGAGCCCGACCGTGACCGGCCGGTACACGATGACGATCGCAGCGGCGACCACGGCGAGCATCGCGGCTGGAACGTACCTCTGCGACGTGCAGTACGACTCGGGCGGCGTCATCTCGTCCACCGGCACCTTCGCCGTCGAGGTCTCCCTCGACATCACGCACGCATGATCAACACGCGGATCACGCTCGACGGGACCTCTACCCGCTTCATCGTCTCGTCACCGACGAGCGCGACGACGATCACGCCCACGGCCGGCGAGGCGTGGATCGAGGTGTCCGAGATTCCGCAAGTGCTCTTCCTCGACCGCGGCGCCACGGGGCCGCAGGGCGCGCCCGGTGCGCCTGGCGTCGGCGTGCCCGCGGGCGGCACGACTGGGCAGGTGCTCGAGAAGGCCAGCGGCACGGACTACGACACCGCATGGGTCACGCCGTCTGGCGGCGCGGGGATCACGGAGCTCACTGGCGACGCCACGGCGGGCCCCGGCTCCGGCTCGCAGGCGGTCACCGTCGTGCAGGCGCGCGGCCTCCGTGAGACCAGCGGACCGACGACGCTCACCATGGGCGCCGTCGCCGACGGGCAGGCGCTCGCGCGCAGCGGCACGACCGTCGTCGGCGTCTCGAGCATCGCGCCGAGCGGCGCAGCGGGCGGAGACCTCTCGGGCACGTACCCGAACCCCAGCGTGGTCGACGACTCGCACAACCACACGCCGGGCGTGTCGATCCCCTCCTACCCCACGGCGCTCCCTCCCAGCGGCGCCGCAGGCGGCGATCTCGGCGGCAGCTACCCGAGCCCCACTGTCACGCAGGCACGAGGCCTGCGCGAGACGTCGGGGCCCACGACGCTCGTCGTCGGCGCGATCGCCGATGGAGAGTACGCGCGGCGCGTGGGTGCAACGCTCGTGGGCGGCACGCCGAGCGGCGGCATCACGGAGCTCGACGTGGACGTTCTCGCGGGCCCTGGGAGCGGCGCCGCGTCGGCAACCGTGGTCGGCCTGCGCGGCGTTGTCATCGCCGCGAGCGCGTCGAGCCCGACGGACGGCGACGTCCTCACGTACGACTCTGTCAACGGCTGGGAAGCCGTGCCGCCCGCGTCGAGCGGCCTCAACGATCGCGCGGTCAAGCTGCGCGTCCTCGCTCTCTCGTGATGAGGTGCTCTCGTGATCATCGGCAACGGCTCGTCACTCGTCATGCTCGCGATCTCCGGATCCGGGATCGTCTACTGGTCCAGCAGCTACAGCGACACCGGCAGCGCCGTCACGCTCACGGCCGAGGCCGTGGGTACGAGCGCCGGCAGTGACGTCACGCTCATCGCCGACCCCGGCGCGGTCGGCGCGGCGAAGCGAGTCGCGGAGATCTGGCTTCGCAACGACGCGGGCGTGACGCAGACGATCCAGATCAGCGTTCGCACCGCGGGCCCGACGGACAACGTCGTGCTCTCGTGCCTTCTTCGCGACGGCGACACGCTGCGATGGGGCCAGGACCAGCCGACGCCGCTCATCACGAGCGCGAACGGAGTCCCTCGCGGCATCGAGAGCAACGCCGAATCGTCGTGCACGCTCCCGTTCTACAAGTCGGGCACGGCGGCCGAGGCGGCGGGCAACTGGTACTGCACCGCGAAGGACACGGGCGTCCCCGGCGCGATCACGGTCGGCACGCCTGGTCTCTCGGGGCGCGCGGTGACGGGATCGCCGCCGACGCCGGAGCCCGGATCGATCTGGCTGTCGGCGCCGATCGGTCAGTGGCACATGACGTATGCGAGCGCGGTCTCGAGCACCGTGCACGCACACCTCTTCTTCGATCTTCTGTGGATCAATTCAGGGATCGTCGTCACGACGACGACGGCGCAGACGATCAACAGCGTGACCCTCCCGTCGCGGTCGGTCGACGGCTCCACGAACGGGCGCGGATGCTGGATCGGACTGCTCGTCACGACCGCGACCACGAACGCCGCGGCGATCGCCAACTCCACGATCAGCTACACGAACAGCAACGGAACGGCGGGGCAGACGGCGACGCTCGTCGCGGTCGGCGGCTCGCAGATCCCAGCGACGGCCGTGATCGGCACGCTCGTGTGGTTCTCGCTCGCGGCGGGTGACAGCGGCGTGCGGTCGATCCAGTCGATCACGCTCGGAACATCACTTGTGACCGGGACGGTCTCGCTCATCATCGCGCGCCCGCTCATCATCCCGCCGTCGTCGGCGCCGAACCTCGCTGGCTCTGCGATGATCAGCAACACCACGCTTCCGAGCGCCGACCCTGGGATCTGCGTGTGGCAGGACCCCGCGATCTTCCACTGCTACCAGGCGAGCGCGACGACGGCCTCGACGGTGGCGGGTAACCTCGTCTTCGTGGATCGCGCATGACCATCGCTCACGGGATCGTCTTCAACGGCATCGTGGTGCCCGGCACGGAGCGCGTGATCCGCGACTCGTCGGCGTGGTGGGACGGCACGACGCACGACACGCGCTCGCGGCAGATGCGCGCGATCCGCACCGTGCGCGGGCACTGGAGCGGAGGCACGTACCGCGAGGGGCCGAGCGCGGGTGAGGTCTTCGTGCGCTACATGAACGCGCGCGAGAACAAGGAAGGCGGCGACTTGCACGTGAGCGTGCACCACTCGATCTCGGCGGACGGCCTCATCTGGCAGCACGCCGATCATGCGATCGGGTGCGTGGACGTCGGGCACCGCCCCGCGATCCTCACGGGCGTGAGCGTCGAGGTCATGTGGCCTGGCACGCTGCGCCAGGCCGCCAAGCTCGGCGCGATCGGACGACCGTTCATCACGAGGACGTGGGACGGCGCGCGCGTCGATTGCGTGAGGCCGACCGACGAGCAGATCGAGGCGTGGCGGTGGCTCGTGGAGACGGTGTGCCGCATCCACGACCTGCCGAAGAAGTGCGCGCCGCTGCGCCGGATGAACGCGCGCGAACTCGGCGCGTTCCGTGGCGTCTGCGAGCATGGCAACATGCCGGGTACGACGAAGATCGACGCGTGTGGGCTGCTCATGGAGGCGACGGGGTACCCGCACGTGTGATCATCGGCCCTCGATGCGCTCGAGGAGCGCGGCCAGCCTCGCGTGTGCCGGGTCGCGCGAGACGATCTCGGGGTCGAGGCACGCGCGAGCGTGGGCGACGAGGTCGCTTAGGCCGCGCTCGGCCTTCTCCGCCCGCTGGTGCGCTCCATCGCGCTCGAGCTCGGCGCGCTTGCGTCGCTCGCGCTGCTCGTCGGCCTCGCGCTCTGCGCCTTCGAGTTCGCGCTCCGCGGTCTCCGCTCGCTCGCGCAACACCTCGATCGACTGGCCACGCTCCCGTCGCTCGGCCTCCTCGCGCATCGCCGTGAGCAGCGGCAGCGTCAGGCGCACGCGGCCGTCTGGCGCGATGGCGGCGCGGAGGGCTTCGTAGAGGTCGGTCATCGCTTGCCTCGCAGTTCGCACCACGACGGCGGCGCGGCCGACAGGTCGATCTCGCGCGCCTTGCTCTTGATGCACACGCGGATCACGGCTCCTGTCCTCGACAGCGCCGACGCCTGCCACCCGCAGTCACCGCACGTCGGGATGACGGACAGCGCGCGCACCTCCGCAGCGAGCGCCCGCACGTCGTCGCGCCGCGAGTCTCCAGCGTCGAACGCGAACACGATCGCCTCGATTCGATCTGCGAGCGTCATCGGCGCGGTCATCGTCCCGCCTCCGGCCACAGAGCGTCAGCGACGCGGCAGGCGACGCACGGATGGCAATCGGGCTCGTGCTCCTCGAGCGACGCGTGGTCGCACGCGCAGTCACAGCCGACGTCCTCGAGCACGCGCTCCACGTCGAGCACGCGGTCGATCTCGGCGAGCAGATCGCGCACCGCCGCTTCGTAGCCGACGCGTGCCTCGTCGCGCTGTCGCGTCGCCTCGTCGAGCGCCCCGAGCAGCGCAGCCTCGCGCCGCTCGTCGCTGTCGATGTGCTCGGCTCGCGCTCGCGCTGCCGCGCGCTCTGCGACGTAGGCGCGGATGTCCGCCAGTTCTTCGCTCGTCATCGTCTCACCTCCGCTCGTGCCCGCGCTGAGCTCGACGCCGTGCCGCTCGCCTCCCGTGGCTCACCGGATCGCCCGGTGCCGTGGTGCCGTGGAGGGTCGTGGCTGCGGTGCTGTCGAGCGCAGCGCGCGGACGATAGGTCCGACGTCGCGGCGCGCTGTAAGGATCGGGCCCGGTGCCCGCGCGCCGCGACGTCGAGCCCGCATCATGCGGGCGTAGTCTCCGGGGCCTCGACGACCTCGCCCGTCTCGACGTCGTACGTCGGCGCGGGAAGCGAGAGACCGGCCGAGCCCTCGAGGATCTCGCGCACGTCGCTCGTGATCGCGCGCGTGGTCGCGATCCCGCGCTCGTCGGCATCCTCGATCTGCGAGGCCGCGGCCATCTCGGCGGACTTCGGGAGGAGCTTGTAGAGGCGACGGATCGCGGTCTTCCTCGCCATCTCGTCGAAGTGCGACGACCACGGGCCCTTCCCCGCGCCCATCTTGCGCGCGGCGTCGATCTCGCGGCGCGTGACCACGCGGCGGATCTTGCTGCCGTCGTCGAGCGTCGCGATCGCGTACGCGTAGCGCACCTCGCCGGGGTCGGCCGACATCGCGGGCACGTGCTCGATCTTCTCGTCGTCGCCGAGCGTGTAGACGAAGTGATCGGCCGCGTACACGACGTGAGCGGTGATGCTGCGCACCATGCCCGAGCGGCGCGCGAGATCAAGCATGCCCTGGTAGCCGATCTGAAGCGTGCACTGCCCGCCGCGCGGGATGAGGAACGCGTGTTGAAGCGGCGTGTTGGGCTCCAGCCCGAGCTGCGCGCTCTGAAGAAGGCACGCCATGAACGACAGTGGATCGCACGCCTGAAGGTCGCGGTTGCCGCGCAGCGCCGTAAACGCGATCCGGCCAAACCGCTCTCGGTTCACGTGCGTGGGCAACGCCTGCTTGATCGCGGCCTCGCTGCGCTTCAGCAGCGCGAAGCAATCGCTCTTCTCCGGCGCGTTGCCCTTCACGATCTCGCCGTTGCTCTTCGTCGTCGTCATCGGATCTCCTCTTCCTTCCGCCGCAACACGCGGCGTCCGTCACGCTGGGTCATCCAGCTGTACACCGTGCCATCGTCGAGCCGCGCCCTCGCGGCCGAGCCCATCGCGCGCTTGATCCGCGCGTCGAGGTCTTCCTTCTCCTGACGCGCGCACTGCGCCACGACTGACGCCTCGCAGCGGTGCACGTCGAGTGCGGTCCACTCGACGCCGCTGAGCTCGATCTCGCGGTCCTCCTCGCGAGGGAAGATCGACGCGAGCGCGTCGTGGTCGCGCGTCGGCGGCGGGTCGAACCGCTGGACACGATCCCACAGCTCCGCGCCGGCTCGCACGAGGCGACGGATCGCGGCCTCGTCGCGCTCAACGTCGCACCACACGAGGCGCGAGCCTCCGAGCAGGCACACGATCGACGCGCGCGCCGCGCCGGTGACGAGCATCTGATGTTGCAGCTGCCACACGTACGCGGGCGGCGGTCCGTCGTCCCACTGGTACCCGTAGCGGTCGGAGTCGGTTTTGATCTCCAGCGGGATTGCGGTGGCCCACGTGCCGTCAGGGTACGTCCACGCGTCGAGCGTGCAGATCGCCCATGGGTGCACGAGCGAGCGCAGCAGGCGCCCGTCGCGGTGCGCGATGCGGTCCGCGTAGCGCGGCGATGCGTAGGCCTCGACGATGACGGGCTCGAGCCGGTGGCCCCATTCCATCCACTCGGCCTGATCCTCGCGCGCCGGGCGCACCTTGCGGGCGTAGACGGTGCCCGCGTCGGCGCGATGGTCCTCGCCCATGACGGCGGCCGCCTCGCTCGCGCCGATGCCAGAGCGGCGGGCCTCGAGCCACTGCGCGCGGTCGTCGGACGATGCGCCCGTGTCCACCCACGGCGCGGAGTGGTCCTCCACGAGCGTCGGCGACGGCACGTCACGCCACGTCGTGAGCAACTCGGGCTCGAGCGGCTCCGGCGCGGGCTGCCACGCGGACACGTCGAGCATCGCGAGATCGAGGTCATCCATCGTCGTCCTCGTCGTCTTCGTCCCACCCGTACAGCGGCTCTTCGCGCGGCCCGTCGTCCAGCGGCACCACGTCGCCCGCGTCGTCGTAGCAGTACCGAGCGCGGCCGTTGCGGTGCGGTGTCCACGGCGTCTCTTCGTTCACGACGCGGCCTCCTCGAGCTTCGCGCACAGCGCCACGCACGCCGCGGCCAGCGTCTCCGCGCGCTCCATGTAGAGAATGCCGTCGCGAACCGCGCTCACGTTCCACAGCGGCGTTGAGCGCCTCGGCAGCAGCACCTGCAGGTCGCGCGCCTCGCAGCGCACGAGCACCTCGGCCATCTCCTCGATCGTGATCGTCTCCTCGGTCATCGTCTCACCTCGGCGCCTATGCTGGACCACCGGCCACGCTATGTCAAGCGCGGTCGGTCAAAAAGAATCCGCTGGCGCGAGTCGGCCGACTCTGCTAGGACTCGGCCCATGACCATCGGACATCGGATCGAACAGGCAAGGAAGGCGGCGGGCCTCTCCCGTCATCGTCTCGGCGTCGCGTGCGACGTGACGCCGGACACCATCGCGTCGTGGGAGGCGGGGCGCGTCGAGCCGCGCGCGTCGGCGATCACGAGCATCGCGGAGCGGTGCGGATGCGCACCCTCGTGGCTGCTCACGGGCGAGGGGCAGGGGCCGAGCAAGGTGGCGTCGTGACCGGGCCCGAGTGGCAGACCGAGCTCGTGCGGCTCGCGATGGAAGCTGTGGAACGGTCCGTCGAATCGCTGTCTTGCTCGGAGGCAAGCGACCTGCGAGCGGCCATGAACGAGCGCATGGCGCAGGCCGCGCAGGCCATCGTGATCGAGATCGACGAAGCGCGCGGCGGCGAGCGCGCTCGGCTCGACCGCATCGACGCCGCGGCTCGCGAAGTGTTCAGAGTGCTCATGAAGCAGCCGAGCGACGCTCGCATCGACACGAGCGCCCTCTCGCGAGCCTACGGGCAAGCGGCGTATGTGTGCGCCGAGAAGCTCGAGGAAGCGCGCGCCGCGTGGCTCGCCAAGCGGGGGCAGCGATGATGACCATCCCCGACCTGTGCGGCGCGGCCTTCCTCCTGCTTTGCGGCGCGCTTGTCGCGGCAGGCGTGGCGCGCGACCTCGCGCGAGATGCGGAGCGGCGATGACGTGGCACGGGCCCGCACGACTCGCGCTCGAAGCGGCCGGCGTCGCGCACATCGAGACCGGCGAGCACTACCTCGTGGCGCAGTGCGACCACGCCACGCTCGCGGCTGCGCTGCGGCGCGCGGGCGCGATGGTTGACGCGCTGATCGTGGACGCGCCCTACTCGGAGCGCACGCACGACGGGCACGACGGCGGCATGGACGACGTCAACGGTGCGCCACACGCGGACATCCGCGGCAACGTTCGCAGGCATGCGCTGGGGCTGCCACCGACGCGGCGAAAGCTGGACTATGTCGCGTGGTCGCCCGAAGACGTCGCGGCTTTCGTCGGCTTGTGGCATCCGATCGTCCGCGGGTGGATCGGCTCGCTCACGGACGCGACGCTCGCTGGCCCGTGGTCTGAGGCGATGGAGGCCGGTTATCGCTACGCGTTTTCCCCCCTCGCGTGCGTGGAGAGCGGCTCTCGCTTTCGTGCGATCGGAGACGGTCCACCGCAGTGGTCGACGTGGCTCATGCTGTCGCGTCCCAGGTCGCGCGAGTGGGTGAAGTGGGCAACGATCGAAGCGCGCGCAGCTCGCGGCGCTCGGCCTCTCCCTGGCGCGTACGTCGGGCCCTCGGATCGCAAGGACGTCGCGGGCGGGAAACCGCTGTGGCTCATGCGCGCGATCGTCGGCGACTACTCGGCACACGGCGATCTTGTGTGCGATCCGTGCATGGGCGCGGGCACCACGCTCGTTGCCGCGGTGGAACTCGGGCGGCGCGCGATCGGCTGCGAGCCTGACGCGGGGCGCTACGCGATGGCGTGTCGGCGGCTCGTGAAGGCACGGCCTCAGCTGCGCATGCGGCTCGACGTGGAGGCGACGAGAGGCGAGCAGAGCGCGCTGGCGCTCGGAGGTGACGAATGACGCAGATCGAATGCAAGCCCTACGGCTGCTCTCTCTCCGAGGAATCGTGCGCGCAGCGTCACGCACGCGCGCAGGAGCCCGGCCGCGTCGGTCGCGCTCGAGCGCCGTACGCGCTGTGCCGCGAGTGCGACGAGGGCCGCGAGCGATGGGTCAGACTCGGACGCAAGCGGTACGAGGCGCCGCAGACGATCCCCGACCTGAAGCGGATCAACGAGAAGCGACAAGAGGTCTACATCCCACGGAGGGGCCAGTGAGCCACAGCGATCCCATCGACCGAGAACTCTCGATCATGCGCCGCGAGGAGCGCGCGGAGCCGACGTACCCGCGTCGCGTCATCGTGACGATCCACGCGCCGAGCGAGCTCGGCGGCTGCATCGAGGTCGAGCGCGAGGCGACGGCGCTGCGCCCGCCGAACGGCATGGGCCTGCAGCGCGTTCACGTACGCGGCGAGCGCGATGCGCGCATGATCGCAGCGGAACGCGTGCGGCCTGCGGTGACGTCGTGATCGTCCTCGGCATCGATCAGGCGGCCGTGTCCGGCTGGTGCATCGCGCGTCGCACGGCGACGGGCACCGCGGAGGTCATCGCGCACGGCGTCGTCACGAAAGCGGCCGAGCGACGCGACGTCATCGCGCGGGCGCTGCTCGCGTGCGACGTGGCGAGCGGAGAGCGCATGGCCGCGGCGTACGAGGCGCACACTGTCGGTGGCGGTGACAGGTGGAACCCGGCGACCATGATCGGGATGGGCGACGCGCGCGGGCGGTGGCTCGAGGCGCTCGAGCTCGCTGGCCTGCCGCGCCGGCTGTGCATCGGCGTGGAGCCTCACATGTGGCGAGCGGCGATGATCGGTCGGCATCGATGGGGCCGCGATCAGTGGAAGGCGGCCGCCGTCCTCTCGTGCCGTGGGCGCGGCGTCACCGTCGCGAGCGACGACGAGGCCGAAGCCGTGCTGATCGCGATGTGGGGCGCGCTGTGGTGCGCCGAGATCGCGAAGATCGCTGGGAAGCGATGACGATCGGCTCGCTGTTCTCGGGCATTGGCGGCTTGGAGCTCGGTCTTGAGCGCGCGGGGCTTGGGCCGGTGATGTGGCAGTGCGAGATCGACCCGTTCGCTCTCGCCGTCCTCGAGCGCCACTGGCCGGAGGCGACTCGCGTGCGTGACGTGCGCGACGTCTCACCGAAGACGGTGCGCGAGGTGTCGCTCATCTGCGGCGGGTTCCCCTGCCAAGACGTGAGTGTCGCGGGGAAAGGTGCCGGACTTGCCGGCGAGAGGTCCGGACTGTGGTCCGAGTTCAGGAGGGTGGTCGATGAGTGTCAGCCAGCAACGGTCGTCGTCGAGAACGTCGCGCAAGGGATCTCTCGATGGCTCCCAGCTGTCGTCGGAGACCTGCGAGGGCTTGGATACGTACCGTGTCCCATCGTGCTTTCTGCCGGAGAGTGCGGAGCTCCGCACCGCCGCGCTCGAGCCTTCGTCGTTGCCGACACCGACGGCAGCGTCTTACGGCTCATCCAACAACGGCAACCCGGGCGACCATCGCGAGGAGTACGCGACGAAGGGCAAGCCGTCGCTTTGGACGATGGCCGAGCATGGCGATCTGCCGGGGCATCCGCGTGGACCTCTCTCCCCCGAGTGGGTCGAGTGGGCAATGGGATTCCCGGAAGGGTGGACGGTGCCGGGCAACGGACAGACCGGCTTCGGGTTCTAGGCAACGCCGTGGTTCCGCATGTGGCGGAGGTCATCGGCCGGATCATCGTGGCAGCGCATGGGAGGTCATCGTGAACGACGACGTGGGCAAGCAGGTTGACGAGGTGATGAGTCGGATCGCCGCGCACAGAATGGCGACGGGCCGCGTTCACCCGAGGGTCACGATCGAGTTCTACGAGTGCGTTGCGGAGCAGTGCGCGGAAGTCGCTGACGCGCTTCGTGAGGAGCACTTGGACGAGGACGAGAGCGAGTGACCGACGCGGAGCGAGCGGTGCTCGCCTCGATGCGCGGCGGTCGCGTGCTCGTGCCGTGGGCGACGGCGAGCGATGTGGTCGCGCAGCTCGAGGCGCAGGGCTGCGAGGTGGTGCGGTCGGTGTGGTGCACCGTGATCGTGTGGATGGCATAGAGACGACGACAGACAGCCGCGTAGCGTCGCGGCGGGGAGACGACATGACGAAAGTGCAGGCGCACGATCTCCGGCCCTACCAGGTCGAGGCGATCGCGAGCATCGAGCGAGAGTGGGAATCGGGCCGACGGCGCACGCTGCTCGTGCTCGCCACCGGGCTCGGGAAGACCACCGTCTTCTCCGAGATCGTCCGGCGCCACTACAAGAGCACCGGACGGCGCGCGCTCGTGCTCGCGCATCGCATCGAGCTCGTGCAGCAAGCGGCGCAGCGCCTCGAGGCCACGGGCTGCGCGGTCGAGATCGAGAGCGGCGATCGGCGAGCGAGCAAGCTCGGCGCGCTCTTCGGGTCGGTCGCGGTCGTGGGCACGGTGCAGACGTTGAGGGGCAAGCGGCTCGCGAAGTGGCCGCGCGACGCGTTCTCGCTCGTCGTGATCGATGAAGCGCACCGCGCGACCGCGACCATGTACCGCGAGATCCTCGATCACTTCGGCGAGGCCGTCGTCCTCGGCGTGACCGCGACGCCGGACCGCGGCGACGGCATCGCGCTCGGCGGCGTCTTCGACAGCACGGCCTACACGATGACGATCCTCGACGGCGTGCGAGGCGGGTACCTCTGCGACGTGCGCTCGCGCCTGATCCCGCTCGACTGCGTGAGCCTCGACGGCGTGCGGACGACGAAGCAGGAGCACGGGCGCGATCTGTCGGCCGAGGACATCGCGCGCGCGATGGAAGGGCTTGAGCCTATGCACGCGATCGCCGCGCCGCTCGTGCGTGAGGCCGGCGATCGGAAGACGCTGGTCTTCATGCCGAGCGTCGCGACCGCGCACGCGCTTGCAGAGGTGCTCGCGGGCTACGTCGGCGCGGGCAAGGTGCGCTCGCTCGACGGCGGCAGCGACCCCGACGTGCGCGCGAAGGTGATCGCGGACTACTCGCGCGGTGACGTGCAGTTCTTGATCAACTGTGCCCTCTTCACGGAGGGTTTCGACGCGCCCGCAACCGCATGCGTGGCCGTCGCGAGGCCCACGAAGAGTCGGGCGCTGTACGCGCAGATGGTCGGTCGAGGAACGCGCCTCGCGCCCGGCAAGACTGACTGCCTCGTGCTCGACTTCCATCCGAGCAACACGCACCACGACCTCGCGCACGTGGTCGACATCTTCGACGGCGACGATCTCGACGCGGTGCCCGCGAAGATGGTCGCCGAAGAACTCGCAGCCGGCGCGACCGTCATGGAGGCGCGCGAGAAGGCCCGCGAGCGTGCGGCCGAGGAGGCGCGGAAGCTGGCCGAGCGTCGCGAGCGTGCGGCGCGCGCGATGGTGCAGGCGCAGGCCACCTACCGCGCGATCGATCGGCGCATGTGGACAATCGACGACGTGTGCGGCGTCTCGTACGAGGCGTACGCGCCGACTGTGCCGCGAGCTCGCGAAGATCAGCTCGCGCGCCTCGAGGCGCTCCGCGTGCCCATCGCAATGAACGAGACGGTCCGCAGCGCCTCGGAGAAGCTGGCCGAGGCCACGCGCCGACGACGCAACGGGCTGTGCTCGGTCCGCCAGGCGCAGACGCTGATCCGGTGCGGCCTGCGCGGTGACGTGACCTACCAGGAGGCTCGCGACATCATGGACCGGCTCGCAGCCGCGAGGTGGAAGCCATCGCCCGAGATGCTGGCGCAGTACGGGCACCGATGATCGCCGACCCTCACTCCCTCGCGTGGCGTCTCGAACGCGTTCGCTTCCTCGGCCTCACCGTCGAGCCTCGCGGCGTGCCCGTCTGCCACGGCGACGCGTGGGTCCCCGACCCGACGCCGTGGGCCCGCGCTCCGGCCCGCGCAGGGTGGCCCTCGCTCGACGTCGAGGCCGACTCCGCGCGCGCTCGAGCGTGGGTGATCGACGCGTGCACGGACGACCTCCGCGCGGCGCACACGCGCGCTCTCTGGCGCGACGTCCAGCGCATCGAGGTCGCGGGGGCCGTGGACGCGATCGAGCGGTGCACGCGCCTCCACGCGATGCTAGACGCGCTCCGGCCCAGCTGGGATGAGGCCGAGCAGACGCTTCGCGCGATGATGGCCTCCGCGCGCGCTCTGGCGGCCTACGAGCCGCTCACGCACGAGCAGGCGGCCGAGGTGCTGGGGTGGACCGTCGAGGCCGTCAGAGGGGCCGTACGGCGCGGGGACGTGCGGTCGGTCAAGCACGGGGCGCGGCGTCGGATTCCGTACGAGGAGGTCAAGCGGCTCGCGCTGGAATCGTCTGGAAAAATCTGAACGAAACCGGCCATGTAGAAAATACTTGTCGCGACGCGCTTGCGTCCTGCGGTGTCGCGACAAATAATCACCTCATGCCCAGCACGGAGTTGGGCGGCACGAGGAGACGACAATGCTGAAGAACAACGGATGCGGAACGGTGCTGGCGGCGAACGGGGAGCTTCTCGGCACGTACATCACGCGCGGAGATCAGATGTTCGTCAAGCCGACGTTCGGCCCGCTCGCTGGCGAGATGCTTGCCGTGGACGATGCCGTGTGGGCGGATGCGACGTGCCGCGCGGTCACGCTCGGATGGCGCGACTCGGTGTCGGCGCAGGAGAAGATCGCGGCCCGCTGACTGGCACCTCGGAGCGCGACGCGGTAGGATGCCCTCCGCGTCGTCGTCTCCCCTCTCGTGGCGCACGGAACCGCCCGCCAAGGCCCGCTTGGTGGGCGTTTTCGTTTCCGGGGCCCGCGTCGGTCACGCGTGAGTCACGCCGCATGTAAGGCGATCGATGGCGGCGGATGGAGCCCGAGCAAAGACCATCGGAAGACGCTCGCTCAAGCCCGAGACCGCGCCGGCCAGCTCGCCACCATCCTACGCGGAACCAAGGACGCGTTCGACTGGCGTGACCTCCGCGCGCGCCCAAAAATCTGAGCGGAACCGGCCATGTAGAAAATACTTGTCGCGACGCCCTTGCGTTCTGCCGTGTCGCGACAAATAATCACCCCATGCCTAGCACGGAGCCGGGCGGAACAAGGAGACGACAAGATGACCAGCACGACGGCGAAGGCGACGGTGGAGACGGTGGCGGCGGCGCTCGAGCGCGGCGATTTCCAGGCCGCGAAGGCCGCGATCGCGGCATGGTTCGACGGGCTCACGCCCGAGATGGCCGCGGAGATGCGCGCCGCGTCTCGCGCGCCGCATGACGCCGCCGTGTCGGCGCACCGCGCGATCGTGGACCGTGCACGCACCGAGCGCGGACTGTCGGCGCATGTGATGACGGCCCAGCGCGCGGCGGACCTGTGGGGCCAGCTGTGGAGCGGGTCGGCTCGCGTGGCAAGCAAGGCGGGACTCTGACCCTGGCACCTTGGAGCGCGACGCGGTAGGATGCCCTCCGCGTCGTCGTCTCCCCTCTCGTGGCGCACGGAACCGCCCGCCAAGGCCCGCTTGGTGGGCGTTTTCGTTTCCGGGGCCCGCGTCGGTCACGCGTGAGTCA